TCTGGCATAGTTTGTCGAAATTGTGTGGAAAGTCCTCACAGTCTGGAGGCGGTTGCAGAAATGCAAAGTAGGTCAGACATTATTTGCGGTTGATAATCTGCGAATACATATAATTGTTGCCTAGTAGGGAAGACACGAGAACGGCTTTGTATGTATTCACAGATTGCCAACGCAATCAAATCAACAATCAACACGGAGTTAATAACTATGAAAACAAGACCAATCTATAGTGAAAGAAGCGGAAGACCAGTTGCAAATCAAAATATAATTTATGATGATTTTGGTAATTCATTCTTTCAATCTTATAATACAATAATTGCAAAAATCACAAATGCAGGGCAAACAATACTTGACGCTTCGCACTGGGATTATTCAGTTACAACAGGCAAATATAGAAATAAATTTCTTAATGAATGTATTGCTGAAACTAGAAAAAAAATAAAACAAGGGCTGTACAAATTAGCAGACCTTAACGGAGCAAATGGAGTAATTGAAGAAGATTTGAAAGCTACATACTTTCAACAATGGAAAGACGAAGAGGCGGACAAAGAGCAGACTTTCAGAAATAATAGATTAGCCGAAAGAACAAGATTGAACGGCGGTTTTAATGTTAAGTAGTTTTAAATTATCATTAAGACGTTTTTTGTTTAAATTTCATATGCTGTTCACTGATAAGCACAACATAGAAAAAAAGGTCAAATTAATTTGCAAGTATGACCCTTTAAACATCTTAAATTAAAAATAGACTTAAAGCCTATTCATTGCAGTAGGCTTTGAGACTTTTTTTAAAGTCAATCAACAATCAACAATAGGAGTACCACACATGCAAATTGCAAAATGTGTACAGCGTATTCAAAGGGCGGAGGCTGTTGCAAAGTTCAAAGACGGACTTGCAAAAAAACTGCACTTTGACAAATACGCAAAGGCAACAGGAGCGGAGAAGCTAAAATTGTTTCACGTTGCTATTGCTGAAGGTTGGGTCTAATTGAAACAATTAAACCTATTCAGTCAACAAGAGTTGGAAAGATGCACCCTAGCATCTAACGTGTTAAAAAATGTTAGACGTGCAATCCGTTCAACTAATCTAAAAAATAAGCCTGTCCCAATCATGGGGCAGGTTATAAAGTTTCCAATCAAAAAAGTCAGTTAATGACTTTTGTATGGAGACACCCTTCGTATTATGCAGAGTTAAAAAAGAAAGCAAAAGAGGAAGAGGAAAAAAACAAGGCTAAAGACTAGCCAACAATTAACGCCGTGTGGTTCTAGGACTAGACGGCGTTTTTTATTTATCAACAATCAACAATAGGAAACACTATGAAAACATTTACATTTGAGTTTGTAGAGGAAGTTACATCACAAGTGGAAGTTAAAGCGGAAACTGAAGCTGAAGCCAGAAAAAAGGTAGAAGAAGGTAATTTCAGTAATGATGAAATAATGGAAAGAGACCATTTTGAAATTACTAATAGTTGGGAAGGTAATAAAAGCAAAGACTAAATAAATCAACAATCAACAATAGGAGACACTATGATAACATTTGATAATGTTAAAATAACTAAAACAACAGTAAGAGACGGCGAATACAGTGACAAAAAGAAAAAATGGGTAAAACACAAATCACCTAAAGTAACTAAAAAAGTTATTTATGATGAAAACTGTTATGACTTGGGCGAATTGTATTCTGCGGTTAAATTTGCTTGTGAACAGTCAGTATATGACGGCGAGTTGTCAGTCACTATGACAGTTAAAAATGAATATTAATGTCTGGTTTTAAATCTTATAAAATACGAGACGGCGTTCATATCCCCTCCAAGAAATACAAGGAGGGGTGGGACGCTATATTCAGCAAAAAGAAATCAACAAAAGGACTAGGCGGTGAATTGGAAAATCAAAAAACAAGTATTATCATTTCTGGTAAAAACAAGGTCACTAAAAGAGTATGACGAATTAACTCCGCATAGGGTCGCCTATAAGGCAGTGCAGTTAATAGAGAATGTTATTGAGGGAAACACACCCCCAATAATTACACTTACAAACGAGATACAAAAATCAACTGAAGAGCAAAACTGATGAGGCTTCAATAGCTGAAATGCCGTCTAAAGACTAGGCGGTGTATTTTGCATGTTAATAACGCATAAATTCTTCTTGTACATACTATGTGTGACAGGATAGCATACGTTATAAAATAACACATTAAGCAAAAAGGAAGGAGAAATATGACTAATATAAAATATCATTTAAGTGCAACAACTAAATGTACGTCTATGAGTTTAGGCAATCAAAAAGGTTGGGTTTGTAATTTAAACAATGCACCGCCAAATAACTTTAAATAGGAGTAAATATGACTATAAATTTTATTCTTTTTAAAGTGTATATTGAAAAATATACTAATTGGAGTAATCTAAAAGTGAGTAAAGATAAATACGAGACTATAATAGATTTTGGAAAATATAGGTTGTACTTATCTTAACATTTAACAAAGTGTGGTTGACTTCACTTTGTAAAAACAAGAGACAACAAAAGAAAGAAGGAAAGATAATGACAAGTAGCGGACTAAATCTATTAAAAATAATAGAGGAAATGCGAAAGTTTGATACACAAATTGAAGCACAGGCTGTTGCTGTGTTTTTCTTTGTAGCAATACATGGTGGAAGAGACGGAGTTGCCATGCAAACTATAAGTGAAGAATTAGACATAGCTCAATCTTCAGTGTCACGAAATGTCTACAAGTTAGGAGACATTAACAGGCACAAAAAGATTGGAATAGGTCTATTAGAGACTTTTGAAGACCCAATGGAAAGACGTAGAAAACTTGTGCGTCTTACATCAAAAGGCAAGAGGGTTCACAGTACCCTTTTGAGTTGGGTTAAATAACAATGAAAAGCGGAGGTCTAAATGCAACAACGAAATATAAAGTTGTTATCGGAGATACACCGCAAATTAACATTGAAAGGTTGGGAAAAGTTGCAATCTAAACGAGCCGAGAAAGTTATTGAAATGCTTGGTAAGGGTATGCTTGTAACTGAAGTTAACGACAGCCACATTGAGAACCTTGTGGACACGTTAGAAGACAGGGGTTTTGCTCCTGCTACTATCAATCGTTATCTTTCATCAATCAGTAAGATGTTAAGGTTTGCTAATCAGAGACAGTCTATTTATCATCTTGATAGAATGCCTCATATTGATTGGCAAAAAGAAGACAATGGTAGAGAACGATACCTTGAACCAATGGAAGAACGAGAAATTATCAGATTGTTAACCGAGTGGAATATGGTTGACTATTTGGAATTTTATTTGTTTTTAATTGATACAGGTATGAGACTAGGCGAAGCGTTATCTATTAAGAAGTTAATGGTACATAACAACAATGGAAACTATGTTGTTAATTTACCTGCTAGTGTCACAAAGAATGGTGAACCTAGAGGTATTCCACTGACAGAACGTGCAAAGTCTATTGTTCTTAAATTGTTAATAAAAGCGGAAAGAAACGACCTTGTGTTTTCACATCTAAAGTATTGGACTTGTGAGAATACTTGGAGACGTTTGCGTAAGGCAATGAACCTTGAAGACGACAAAGAGTTTGTCATTCATTGCTTGAGGCACACTTGTGCAACACGTTTGGCTCAATCAGGTAAGGTTGAATTACACATGATAGGTCAAATGTTAGGTCACAAGTCGTGGAAGATGATAAAGCGGTACTCTCATTTAATACCGAATAATTTAATGGGAGCAGTAAATGTTTTAAACGGAATAAATAAATCCGCTTAAACATAAGTAGTGATATGAGGATAGTTGGAAAGTTAGTAATGACAATGTTAGTAATAATGGCGTATTCAGGTGTGCATAGATGCAATAGGATTTGCAATCCTCTGCGTAACCATTCCGCCACGTTGCCAACAGTTTGTTTTTACAAGTAAACTCAACGACTATTCTCTATCACAAGCAAAACAAAATAGCAAAGGAGTGAACCTAATTTGTAGGTCATTCCGCAGTTGCATCAATCAACAAACTGGAGAATACATGAAGATATTAGAAATAATGCCGACTTACCAAGACCAAGTACAAACCGAGAAGATGTCCGCCGAGCTTGGAAAGAATAGGACAAATAAGAGGAGGCTCTCTCACATTGAACGTGAAGAAGAAAGCGTCACATCTTACGGAAAAGTTATTGTAGCAAATACAATACGTCCACTAGCAATAGCCATTGCTGAATGGGTTGAACTAGCATTACCTGAAGTTCATTCTAAAACACCCATTGCTCTCAAATACATATCTCAAATAGACCCAAAGATAGTAGCATTGATAACTGCTAAACATGTAATCAACACTATTACTAATACTAAAAATCTGACTGCCTGTGCCATAACTTTAGGTGGTCGTATTGAAACTGAAATCAGTCTTAAAAACTTTAAAATATTAAACTCATTGTTATACGAAACTGTCAAAAAAGATTTAGATAAAAGGTCTTGGAATTATAATTACAAAAGAAGAAAGTTAAGAGAAAGTGCCAAGAGAGATGAAGTTATGAGGTGGGAAGAATGGACTACTACTGAAAGACTGCATGTAGGAATGGAGCTTGTGTCTTTATTAATTGAGAGTACAGGTCTCATTGAAATAGCTACTGAACAGCATAAACACAAAACTGTCAAAGTCATCAAACAAACAGCTAAAACTAAAGAATGGATAGATAATCGTAATAAATTTAACGAGCTATTAAACCCAGAGTATTTGCCTATGGTAATGCCTCCTAAAAGCGTCATAGACGGCAAAGTAACAGGTCATGGGTATTGGACAGAAGAAATGCCAGAACTAGACCTAGTTAAGCAAAAAGGTAAGAAGTTTAACAACGAGATGGAGAACTGTGCTATGCCTGAAGTAACCTCTGCGGTCAATCTTATGCAAAGTACAGCCTATAAGATTAATCCATTTATTCTATCAGTTATGCAGAATGCTTGGGACAAAGGACTATCTATTGGCGGAATGCCACCAATTAAGAACCTTGATTTACCTAACAAACCACATGACATAGAGACTAACCCAGAGGCACTTAAAAAGTTTAAGAAAGATAGTGTCATTGTCCACACAGAGAATAACCGAATGGTATCTAAAAGACTTTTATATGCTAAAATTATATGGTTGGCAGAGAAGTTTAAAGATTATGCTACATTGTACTTTCCACTACAATTAGACTTTAGAGGTAGAGCTTATTGTGTACCTGCTTTTCTTAACTATCAATCTATCAATGGTGCAAAAGCATTGCTTAATTTTAGTCAAGGTAAAGCTATCACAGAAGAGAACAGAGGTGTTTTTTGGTTAGCAGTACATGGTTCTAATATGTGGGGTAATGATAAGGTATCATTTGAGGACAGAGAGAAATGGTCTTATGATAACCTGCAATGGATAATTGAATGTGCTGAAGACCCTATTGCTAATAGACAATGGGAAGACGCAGATAATCCTTTTCAATTTTTAGCATTTTGTGATGAATGGAAAAGATACCATGAAACAGGTGATGGGTTTATCTCTCATATACCTGTCAATGTAGATGGCAGTTGTAATGGTTTGCAAATCTATTCATTATTATTAAGAGATAAAGTTGCAGGTAAATTAGTTAATTGTTTGCCAAGTGAGATACCACAAGACATCTACCAATTAGTAGCTAACGAAGTAATTAAAACTTTGAAAGTAAAAGCTAGTGAGGGAGACCCATTGGCACAAAAATGGTTAGACTATGGTGTTAAGCGTTCAACTTGTAAACGACCTATTATGACAATCTGTTATGGGTCAACTAGATATTCTTGTACTGACTTCGTAGTAGAAGATTTAACTAAAAGAAAAGACAAAGGAGAAATGCACCCATTTGATGACATGTTCAAACCTGCAACATATCTGTCTAAAATTATTTGGGCAAGTATAGGTGAGAACTTAAAATCTGCTAGGGTTGGTATGGACTACTTACAAAACAATGCAAAGATAATATCAAAAGAAGGAATACCAATTCACTGGGTTACACCTGTTGGCTTTCCAGTTTTTCAATATTACCCAGAAATGAAAAGTAAAAGAGTACGTTCTCATTTAATGGGAGAGGTGTTTGCACCGCAGATAAAAGAGGAGACAAAAGAAACGGACAAACTTCGAAGCCGTAACGCAGTCGCCGCCAATTATGTTCATAGTTTAGATTCCGCTTGCATGATTAAAACTGTCAATATTGCAAAAGCAAAAGGTATTGATAATTTTTGTAATGTGCATGACAGCTTTGCAACACATGCGTGTGACATTGATAAGCTAAATGTATCTATCAGAGAAGCCTTTGTAGAAACCTTTAGCAAAGACTTGTTAGGCAAGTTTAAGGAAGATGTAGGAAAGCTGTTAGATGAGGAAACTAGAGGCAAACTACCTACAATCCCTGATAGTGGAGACTTGGAGTTAGATTTACTGTATCAATCCAAGTTTTTCTTTGCCTAAACCTATGCACTGTCGGATAGTAAAGTTACACTATTAGTAAATCAACAATCAAAAGAGAAAACACAGAGAACAACAACAATAAGGAAAACTATGAGTAAACAAACATATAACAAGATTGTAACACCTGTAGGTGTATCACAATATTGTTGGTTAAATACGCCAGATATTAAATTTGATAAAGAGAATGGTGGTCACTTTAAGACTAACCTAATTATCAAAGGGTCTGACGCACAATCACTTATCAAATCTGTTAATAATGAGATGAAAGTATCTTTAGAAATGGCAAAAGAAAAGTCTAAAGGTAAACCCCCAAAAACAGCAAACATGCCTTTTGAAGAAGAATATGTTGAAGAAACAGTTAATGGTAAAAAAGTAATGAAACCAACTGGAAACATAATCTTTAAATTCAAAGCTAAAGCAAAAATTATGATGAAATCTGGTGACGTAATAGACATCAAGATACCCATATTTGATAGCAAAGGCACACCTATGAAAGAGCAAGTATGGTCAGGTTCAGAAATGAAAGTTTCTGCTGACATGATACCTTACTACACTGCAATGGCAGGAGCAGGTGTGTCATTGAGATTAAAGGCAGTGCAGATAACTAAATTAGTTGAAGGCGGAGCAGGTGCAGGAGCAAAAGGGCATGGCTTTGAAGAAATTAAAGATGGTTATGTTGCACCTGAAGTTGAAGTAGACAAAACATTTGAGAATGAAGTACAGCCGAACACCACTGACTTCTAATCAAGTAGGACTTAAATATGGTTTTAGGTCTGGGCTAGAAATAGCTATCTCACAAGAGTTAGACGCTAATAGTGTAAAGTATGATTATGAGAAGGTTAAATTAACTTATGTTAAACCTACGAAAGCTCATTCTTATACCCCAGACTTTTACCTTAAAGAACAAAACATTTTTATAGAAACAAAAGGATTGTTTACATCAGCAGACAGACAGAAAATGCGTCTTGTCAAAGAACAACACCCAGAGAAAGACATTAGATTTGTCTTTAGTAATTCACGAAGCAGAATATCAAAAAAGTCTTCAACGACTTACGCTATGTGGTGTGAGAAGTATGGTTTTAAATATGCTGACAAACATATCCCATTGGAGTGGTTAAATGGACAATAATTATAGAACAAGAACTGATTATATTGTTGTTCATTCAACTAAAACTAAATCTAATCAAGACTTAAATGCAAAGGATATAACTTTGCTACATAGGAAAGAAGGTTTCTTTCATAACGCTTTTCATTTTATAATTAAAAGAGATGGTACAATAGAAGAAGGAAGACCAGAAGATATGTCTGGTGCAATATTACCTATAAACCAACCTTTAATTACTAATCAAAATTCCATAGCGATAGCTTTAGTCGGCGGATTAGCTGATGATGGAAAAAGTCTCGACACTAACTTCACATACCTACAATACGCATCTTTGCGTGAACTTGTAAAAAGGTTGAAAAAGAAGTACAAAGTTGAGGTAGTGGGTTGCAGAAATGCAATTAACTCTAAATCGTGTATGTCTTTTGACGTACTGTCGATTGTTGATTGAGACGCTCCTAGTTAGAAATAGCTAGGGGCGTTTCGTATTTATGAGGTAGTAGAGGGAGACTGAAACTACCTCTTTCCCCAATATATCACCCAAAAAATTTTATGACCCAAACCGAAAGTGAATTTTTATATCACACATCATGCGACAACTGCAATTCTTCAGATGCAAACTCTGTTTACTCTGACGGACATGCCTATTGTTTTTCATGTAACACAACAACACAAGGACAATCAACAATGGAGTTAACACCAATTACAAAACAAGAAAGTAATTTTATTAAAGGTGAACACTTGCCTCTCAATAAAAGAAAAATTAATTTAGACACAGTACAAAAATATAACTATCAAGTAGGTGCATGGTTTGCACGTCCTTGTCATATTGCTAATTATTATAATGATAGCAAAGAGTTAGTTGCACAAAAATTAAGATACCCTTCCAAAGATTTTCAATGGTTAGGTAATCCTAAAGAAGCAGGATTGTTTGGACAAGAAACTTGTAGAGGTAAAGGCAAATACATAACTGTTACTGAAGGTGAGATAGATTGTTTATCAATCAGTCAAGCTTTTGGTAATGATTTTGATTTTGTCTCTATCAAAACAGGTGCGGCAGGTGCAAAAAAAGATATTCAAAAATCACTCGAATTCTTGGAGGGTTATGAGAATGTTATCTTTATGTATGACCAAGACGTACACGGCGTTGAAGCGGCAGTAGAATGTGCAAAACTTCTAACTCCCAACAAAGCCAAGATAGCTTCTCTTCCACTCAAAGACGCTAACGAAATGTTGTTAGCAGGTAAAACAGAAGAACTTAAAAAAGCTATGTGGAATGCAAAACCATATAGACCTGATGGTATTGTTTTAGGTTCAGAAATTTTTGATGACATAATGAAAGAAGATAACTATGTCACTGCACAATACCCTTTTAAATCTCTTAATGATAAGACACATGGATTAAGAAAAGGTGAACTAACTACTATCACAGCAGGTACAGGCGTAGGTAAATCATCTTTCTGTCGTCATGTAGCATTAGATTTATTAAAACAAGATTTTGGCGTTGGCTACATTGCATTAGAAGAAAGTATTAAACGAAGTGCATTAGGTATTATGGGTGTACACCTAAAGAAACCTTTGCATCTAACAAGAGAAGGAATAAGTGAGACACAACTACAGGAAACTTTTAAATCTACTATTGGTAATGGGAATTTTTATTTATATAACCATTTTGGCAACACAGTCGCCGATAGCCTTCTTAACAAAATAAGATATTTAGCAAAGTCATGTGAAGTAGACTTTGTAGTATTAGACCATTTACACATGGCTCTGTCTGCACTCGGAGACGAACACACA